CAAGAAGGGGTTGATAAATTTAGAAATTTTGATGAATATCCATACAAGGTTCCTGCATACTTATTTTTAAATAGTTTACCTTTAGGTACGTTAAGAGAAAAATATAAAACTTACGAATCTAATTCACAAACTGATTTAGACTATATTTTTGCCACATTAAAAAAATTCGGTGCTATACATCGTTTACCATACGCTTGGATTCTAAAGTTAGGTTCGGTATGGCATAGATATAAAACTTATGTTGAAACTAATGTTGATATATTAACACCTTCTTGGTCAGGATTTAATTATGTTAATAATTTTGACCCTGTAACTAATAACCCGACTAAAGATTATGCTCTAACAATCAATGGTGGTAATTTTGATATTATATTAGAAAAAAATACAACAATTGGGGTTGATACCTCATCATTAATAAACGTTGGGTTTTATCCAAAAATGGTAAACGACTTTAACGTTTTTTATCAGGGATTTGAATTACTTTCGGGGTACACATCTGTTGATGTGCAAAATGCAATAACTTCAGGTTTAACATTAACATATGTATCTGAAGCGTTAATTGCTAAGTCACAAAATACTATAGGTAGTACCACGGCATCAACAAGGGATATAACTATAATACCTTGGAGTGTTTATGTAAAAACATTTGATAATAATAGTTTTTATTTAATGCCTTCAGAAGGTTCATTAATTAACCAAACTATTGAAGAATGTTTTACATCTGAATCACAAAAAATTGAAGTCACTGGTAATACCTCAATTTATAATGGTTCAGTTAGGTCTTTTTGGGCAGCACCTAACTATGGATATTTTGATGTTAATAAAATAGTAAAACCAACACCATTACAATATCTTAAACAAGTATTTTCAGGACAATCCGACCAAGAAAATTTCTCACTAAATTCTAGCTCAACAGGGTATACTGATATAAGTGAGATGTTTACAGTATTTGAAAAAAATATTTTGGATAAGTTTGAACAAGAGTTTTTAAATTATTCTAAATCAGTATACGATACATTAAATGGTGATTATTTAAATAATTTCCAGTCAATGATGAGAGAAATTGCTAAAGTACCAACACAAACAGGCAGTACTAATTACGATTTAGTTTTAAATATACAGGAAAAACAAAAAACCAATATTAATAGTTTAATCAAAAACTTTTTAGAATTTGATAAATATATTAAATACGGTAATCCAAGTGGGTATGATAAAAAACTATTTTACACATTTTCTCAATTAGATGTTGTTGACCCATATGGTTGGTCTAATTACACAACACTAACACCAAATGCGTTACCTTATAATGGTGGGGGTATTACATTATCACAATCTAAAACAAATAATCCTGATGCTTGGAAAGCTTTAGAAACATACATAGGGTTCTCAACACTAAATAAATTAACGTATAGTAGTAATGGGTCTTATATTACAGATTTCTTTATTGATTGTAATGTAGCATTTACTGAAGATAATGTGGTTACTTTTGCACCAATAATTAAACTCTATGCCGCTCAAAAATCTAAAGATAATACATTAACATATGGTAAATTTATTACAGATATGACATTGTATTTAAATAATATTGATAGTTTCCAAGATAAAGTGATTAATAATTTAATGACAATCTTAAATAAACAATTACCTAATGTTAATAATAGTCCTGAGGCATTAGTCTCTTCTGACTTACAAGGACCTCAAAGTAAAGTTGAGTTATGGGAATCATTTAAAGCTATAAATGATAAATGGATTTCGGGTAACGACTTTAAAGTTAAAACGTTATTTGAGGATATATTATTACTTGATAGGGCTAGTAGAAATATTGGTGATAAAATATTAGTTGATGTTTATAAATTAAAAAATAGATTACAAAATATAATGGATTCACCTAAAGTGAGTATGTTAGTTTTTGTACAAACCATATTACAAGAGAATAATTTTGTTGTTCATAATTTACCATCATATGTGAATTTTTATAATGTTCAAGATGTTAGTAAAAATCCTAAACCAAAACCTGAAGGAACATTAGAGTTTGCTAATACTTTATTTGGGACATTTTTAAATGTTGATTATAGAAATTCGGGGCCTAAAATGGTTTGTTATTATGCAGGTAAACCTAGTGAACAGTTAGATTTAAAAAATAATGTTGATTACCGATATAGAAACGACGCCTTTGATTTAAGAAGGTCAAGTGATAACCCATTAAATGAAAATTTAGTTGGTAAAAATGACTGGGATAAATCAAACAAAGTTGTTGGATTTAATGTTGACATTGGTCCCCAAAATCAATCCATATTTTATGGGTTTATGGTTGACCAACAAAATTCTCAGTCTACCGCTGAAGCCTTAGAAGTTATTAATCAAATGGCTAATCAAGCGGGAAATAGAGGAGGAAGTACACAGAGTGTGTCCCTATATAATTTGTATAAAAATAGAAGTTATACTTGTACTATTAGTATGATGGGTAATGCTCTGATACAGCCAACAATGTATTTCAACTTAAGACACGTACCAATGTTTAGTGGGCCCTATATGATTCAAACTGTTGGTCATACAATTTCGCCAGGGTCGTTTGAAACTATTATCACAGGTATCAGACAACCAACGGCTTCTTTACCTAAGATTGAAAATTATATCCAAACTTTAAAAAATAATTTATTACAAAATATTATTGAAAATAATAAAAAAGATAAAGAGGCTAAAGATAAACAAAATAAAGACGCAAGTGGTACCACGCAATCACAACAGGCTAAAATACAAGCAATTACTGGTGGCGACAAATCATTAACTCAACCACAAACTTGTACTCCGTCATCACCTTATAACACTTATTATAATATAACGCCAACTGTTTATGATGAAACATTTAGTTCTGTTAAAAGTGAGTTATCTAATGTGATTGTGGTAAGTAATGTTGATGGGTCTAAATTAAAATACGTAATATTTGCGGCGTTATATGTTGAATCAGCTAACGGTAATCTCAAGTTTACTGCGTATGAAAATAATTTTGCGGGAGTAACGTTAACGTCAAAATGGGGTAGTGTTGAAACATATTTTAATAATAATAAACAATTTTTTTGTCAGACATCAGAAGGAGATAAAACAACTTTACCTTATGCTGTCTTTGATGATTTGTTTAATCATTTAAAGTTTTTAGTGGGTAGATGGAAAGATAGGATGACCTCTGATGTTGAAGTTAGTGCCCAATCAATTGCAAAATTTTTAATACTAAATAATGTTACAATAAATGGTCCTAACACTAAAGATATAAGTGTCTATAATTCATACGATAGTACTAGATTAAAAAATCTTGAAACCAAAGTTCAAAAAGCTATTGATATTTATAACGCAACAAATTAAAAAATGGTGATATTTATATAAAAACGTATATTATGAACACGAAATTAATATTAGATAATTACTTAGGTAAGAATACTAAGACAACGGAAAAAGATATGGGTGACGGTACTAAACAAGTATGTGATTTAGATACTGGTGATTGTTACACTATTAGAATGAAAGATGGACTAATTGAGAGAGTTGATAACACTCTTAATAAGAACAAAAAAATTCAAGTAGAAACTAAGAATGGAGTTAAACAATTATTAAATGGATAAGGACATGAAGATAGATGTTAAAATTTTAAATGAGTTAAAAAGGTATAACTCAATCAATAATTACATTATGGAGCAAGATGCCGAATTACCTCCACCACCCGCTGGTGATGTACCACCACCTGATGCAGGAATGGCACCCCCAGCACCTGATGCAGGAATGGCGCCTCCAGCACCTGATGCAGGAATGGCTCCTCCATCACCTGAAGCTGGTGCGGCACCTACAGGTCCTGTTGATGTTGCAAATGACCCTGACGTTGAAAAACTTGATGATAAAAAAGAAGAAAGTGATAAAGAAGAGTTAGAAATAACTGACTTAGTTAAATCACAAAAAAATGTTGAACAAAAACAAGAAGAATATTTTGAACAATTATTTGACCATTTAGGAAACCTTGAAAATAAGTTGGGTGAAATGGATAGTATTGTTAACAAACTTAATGATTTAGAAGCTAAGATTGAAAAATATAGAACAAAATCACCTGAAGAAAAATTAGAACTAAGGTCTTTAGATTCGGGACCATTTAATCAAAAACTAACAGATTATTTTGAAGACAAAGAAGAAGACTTTGAAAAATTAGGGAGAGATGAATATATTTTAACAAAAGATGAAGTTGAAGAATTTTCACCTTCCGATATTAAACGTTCTTTCAGAAATTTTGAGGAGGACGAAACTGACTTGAATAACTTTAAACGACTACGATAAAAAAAAAACGGGTTTCGGCCCGTTTATTTTGACTGACATATTTGACTGACAATAATTTTAATATTATACTTTAGTAAACTTTTAATTTAATATATATGGCGACAAACAGTTTAGACGCAGTACTTGCACAGTACGAGAAATCACAACAGTCGGGGAATTACACCCCAAAAATGTCACAAGAAGACAGAATGAAGAAATACTTCGCAGCTATCTTGGACAAGAATGAGAAACAAGGTCAGAAAAGACTAAGAATTCTCCCAACTACAGATGGTTCTTCACCATTTAAAGAAGCGTGGTTCCACGAAATCCAAGTGGACGGACAATACGTAAAGTTGTACGACCCTGAAAAGAACGACAACGAGCGTTCACCTCTTTCCGAAGTTTATGAAGAGTTAACATCAACAGGAAAAGAAAGTGATAAAAAACTTGCGGCTGATTACAGAGCTCGTAAATTCTACATTGTTAAAGTTATTGACCGAGATAACGAACAAGACGGAATTAAATTCTGGCGTTTCAAACACAATTACAAGAATGAAGGTGTGTTGGACAAAATCATTCCAATTTGGAGAGCAAAAGGAGATATCACCGACCCTGATAAAGGAAGAGATATTATCCTTGAGTTGACAAAGGCTAAAACCCCTAAAGGAAAAGAGTATACTGTTATCCAAACGGTTATGTATGATGACCCAACACCTGTACATGAAGACAAGGAAACTGCTGATACTTGGGTTAATGATGAATTAACTTGGAGAGATGTGTATTCTAAAAAACCTGTTGAGTATTTGGAAGCAATTGCTAACGGACAAACACCAAAATGGGATACGGTATTAGGTAAGTATACTTACGGTGATTCATCCGTATCTGAAGAATCATTTGGTGGAGGTTCTGCAAAGGTAGAAACTTATGTTGACCCACAAGCGGATGATGACGCTGACGAGGAATTACCATTCTAATTGATTATTTTTACGATAAACCCCTAAATGGGGTTTATCTTTTTATTAAATATTAATACATTTATTTATGGCTATTAAGAAAAAAGAAATATCATTAGATTCTATTAAAGGTAAGTACTCTACCAAAACTAAATACAAAGACGAATCATATTATAATTGTGGTGAAGCATTCTATGAGGCGTGCGGATTACCTGGACCTGTGATGGGTGGAATTAATATGTTTTTGGGACACTCAAACTCGTCTAAAACAACCGCAATGATTTTGGCGGCCGCTGATGCTCAAAAGAAAGGACATTTACCCGTATTCATTATTACTGAAAAAAAATGGTCTTGGACACATGCAGTTGAATTGGGGTTAGAAGCGAATCAAACTGAAGAAGGTGATTGGGATGGAATGTTCATTTTCAATGACTCGTTTGATTACATTGAACAAGCAACTGACTTTATTAATGAAATTATTGACGCACAAGAGAAAGGTGATATTCCATATAATTTGTTATTTTTATGGGACTCAGTTGGGTCAATTCCTTGTAAAATGACATTTGATGGTAAAGGTGGGAAACAACATAATGCGGCGGCTTTCGCTGATAAGATTGGTATGGGGTTACACTCTCGTATATCTAAATCAAAGAAAGAAGATTACCCATATTACAATACAATGGTAGTTGTTAACCAACCTTGGGTAGAATTACCTGACAATCCATTTGGACAACCTGAGATTAAAGCCAAAGGTGGTGAAGCGTTGTGGTTGGCATCGGCATTGGTATTCTTGTTTGGTAATCAGAAGAAAGCGGGAATCAATCACATTACCGCAACCAAAAATGGTAGAACGGTGTCATACGCAATTAGAACAAAAGTTTCTATCTTGAAAAACCATGTGAATGGTATTTCATTTAAAGATGGAAAGATTATTGCGGTCCCACAAGGTTATATCAAGGATGATAAAACTGCGTTGGATAAGTATAAGAAAGAATATTCCGATTATTGGAATAAAGTATTAGGTGGTGAAGGTGACATCAAGTTTAAAGACGAGTTAGTACCAACAGCCGAAGAAGAATTTGAAGATTGATTGTAGAACCATTTAATGGTAAAAAATGACAAAAACCCTATTAATTGACGGGAATAATTTATTTAAAATAGGATTTCACGGTGTTAAAGAATTTTATCACGAAGGAAGACACGTTGGTGGGATTTGGCATTTTTTAAATACCGTCAGACGATTCATTGAAGAACAAAATTTTGATAAAGTAGTAGTGTTTTGGGATGGGGAGGATAACTCCTCATCTCGGAAACTATTATACCCACAGTACAAAGAAAATCGTAGAGTTTATAAAAACTTTAATGAAGAATCTTATCACGAACAAAGACAAAGAATCAAACAATATTTGGAAGAAACATTTGTTAGACAAATTGATATCCCAAACAACGAAGCCGATGATTTAATATCTTATTATTGTCAAATATCAGAAGATGAAACTAAAGTTATTTTTTCAGATGATAAGGACCTTACACAACTTATTTCAGACAAAGTAAGTATCTACTCCCCATCACAAAAGAAAGTCTATAAGAAGGGAGATAAAATCAAAATAGATAACATTGAGATACCTCATCAAAATGTGGTAACATATAAAATATTGTCAGGTGATAAGTCAGATAACATTGATGGTATTTATTACCTTGGTGAGAAAACTTTCGTTAAACTATTCCCTGAAATACTTGAAAATGAAGTTTCTGTTACCGATATTTTAACAAAGGCTGAAGGTCTTTTGAAGGAAGATAAAGATAATGCCGCATTAAAAAACTTGTTAAGTGGTAAAACTAAAAATGGAATCTTTGGGGATGAGTTTTTTGTAATTAATGAAAAGATTGTTGATTTGTCAAACCCTTTAATAACAGATGATGGAAAAGAAATAGTGGAACTTTATCACACAGAAACCTTAGACCCTGAAGGTAGGGGGTATAAGAATCTGATGAAAATGATGATGGAAGATGGATTATTCAAATACCTACCAAAAAGAGATAATGAATGGGTTAATTTCTTGAAACCCTATTTAAAATTAGCTAGAAAAGAAAAAAGAAAGTTTAAAAATTAAAATTATGAAAGAGCAAACGACTACAAAATTGGAATTCTTGATGAAAGTGAACAACAACATTATTGTTCAAAGGTTATTTAACATCAAAGACTATAACCCAAAGGCTAAGGCGTCAATTGAACTATATAATCTAATCAGAGAGTTTAAAATTGATTTGGAGAAAGAATTGAAGATGAAAACCGCAACATATATGTTAGATAACATATATGAAATTACGAACAATCCTGCGATTTTAGATACGTCATATACTGACGGTCCTGAGTCTTTTAGTGTATATATTAAAGAAGGTGACAAGACAATTTGTCATAGAGAATTTGATGCTAAAATATACCCGCCTAAGATAAGATATACCGTGGATGTACGCCCACACCTAAAAAACTTACTTATGTCTTTGACTGACATTTTTTCATCTAAAAATTTAACTTACAAATATCTTGAAGTTAGTCTTGGGGCGTAATATTTATGATATATTAAGGTAAAATTATATGAGTTCTAAGAAAAATTTTGATTATTTAGGTAGCAGTTTTCAGCTACAATTATTAAACCAAATTATTGTTGATAAGGATTTTGCGAGGTCCATAATTGATGTGATTGAGGTTAGTTATTTTGAGAACAAATACTTCAAATTAATTATGCAAATGATTAAGGAGTATTACTCAAAATACGAACATACACCAACATACGACACATTGGAACAGATTACAAAATCTGAATTACAACAAGAGTTGGCGTCTAAAATGGTTATTGATACCATTAAAAAAATTAAAGAGGTTCCCGTTGAAGGTGGGGACTTTGTACAAGACAAAGCAATGAAGTTTTGTAAACAACAAGAACTTCAAAAGGTAATGAACAAAGCTCAAAAAATCATTGATGGTGGTGAGTTTGAAAACTACGACAAAGTAGAACAATTAGTAAGAACCGCATTACAAGTTGGGGAGAGAGAAGATGGTATGCAAGATGTCTTCTCTGAGTTGGAAGAGGTGTTGAATGAAGATTACAGACACCCAGTCCCTATGGGAATTGCGGGTATTGACAGATTGTTAAAAGGTGGTTTGGCTAAAGGTGAAATTGGTGTCGTGTTGGCACCAACAGGTGTGGGTAAATCAACCTTACTTACAAAAATCTCAAACAATGCATTTAATTTAGGATATAATGTCCTTCAAATATTTTTTGAAGATAACCCTAAGATTATCCAAAGAAAACACATAACTTTGTGGACTAAAGTTCACCCTGATGAATTGTCAGTTAAAAAAGATGAGGTTATGACTAAAGTGAAGGAGATAAAAGATAAGATGGAAAACAAACTTATCTTGAAAAAATTACCTTCGGATACTATGAGTATGTTACAAATCAAAAACCAAATCAGAAAAATGATTGCTGACGGAACAAAGATTGATATGGTTCTTTTGGATTATATTGATTGTGTTCTACCTGACAGACAAAATGGTGATGAGTGGAAATCTGAGGGTTCAGTAATGAGGTCTTTTGAAGCGATGTGTCATGAACTTGACTTGGTAGGTTGGACGGCAACACAAGGTAATAGAAGTTCTATTTCATCTGAGGTTGTAACCACAGACCAAATGGGTGGGTCAATTAAGAAAGCACAAGTGGGTCACGTTATCATATCGGTAGCAAAAACACTACAACAAAAGGAGATGAAGTTGGCAACTATTGCCATCACTAAATCTCGTATTGGTGATGATGGTGTTGTTTTTGAAAACTGTAAGTTTGATAACGGGATGTTGGAAATTGACACTGAAACATCAGTAACATTCTTAGGTCTTGAAGAACAACAAGAGGAAAGAAACAGACAACGAATCAAGGATTTGATGGAAAGAAGAAAAGAAAAGAAAACTAACGAAAACAAAGAAGATAAATCGGAATAATATGGAAAAAATACTTAAAGAAAACCCTGGTAGGTTCGTTATTTTCCCAATTGAACACAATGACATTTGGGAATTCTACCAACAACATCAAGCGGCGTTTTGGACCGCTGAAGAAGTAGACTTAACTGATGATATTAGAGATTGGAATAAATTGTCTGAAAATGAACAATATTTTGTCAAAAATGTGTTATCATTTTTTGCCGCTTCTGATGGTATTGTTAATGAAAACTTGGCTGAGAACTTCTATAGAGAGGTACAGTACCCTGAAGCTAAGTTCTTCTACGGAATGCAACTTGCTATGGAAAACATTCACTCGCTGATGTATTCTCTTTTAATAGATACTTATATTAATAATCCGAAGGAAAAAGATGAATGTTTCAACGCAATTGATAGGTTACCAGCGGTTCAGAAGAAAGCGAAATGGGCACTTGATTGGATTGAAAACGCATCGTTTCAGGAGAGATTGGTGGCCTTTGCAGCGGTTGAAGGGATATTCTTTTCAGGTTCTTTTTGTTCAATTTTTTGGTTAAAGTCAAGAGGTGTTATGCCAGGTTTATGTAACGCTAATGCTCTTATCTTTAAAGATGAAAACTTACATTGTGATTTTGCAATTCATTTGTTAAACCACCATGTTGAGAACAAACCAAGTGAGAAAAGAATTAAAGAAATTTTGTTATCGGCTTTGGAAATTGAGAAGGAGTTTATCACTGAATCATTACCTGTATCATTGATTGGGATGAACTCTAACTTAATGAAACAATATCTTGAGTTTGTGGTTGATGGATTACTTGTTAAATTTGGATGTAAAAAACAATTTAATGTTGAACAACCATTTAAATTTATGGAACAGATTGCGGTTGAGACAAAAGGTAATTTCTTTGAATCAAGAACTGTGGAGTACCAAAAAGCAAAACTGAACGAAACTATTACTTTTACGGACGATTTTTAATAAAAGATTTATTTAATTATGATGTCATTACGAATTAAAAAAAGAGGTGGAGATGAGGTCTCATTTAATCCACAAAAAATTTACAATAGGGTTAAAAGAGCCTCAAAAGGATTGAACGTCAATTCAGATGAGATTTTTATCAAAGTAATAACTTCAGTTCCAACTGAAGGATTTATTACAACAAAGGAGTTGGATAAATTGGTATACGAAATTGCGGCTTCATTTACTGGTAGTCATCACGACTATTCAAGATTAGCATCCTCCGTGGCTATTTCTTCATATCACAAAGATACTAATGAAAGTTTTTCTATTACAATGAAACGACTTAACGATGAAGGAGTTGTTCACAATGAATTAATTAGAAAAATAGATGAGTATGGTGCTGAAAAAATTGATTCAGTTATCAATCACGAAAACGATTATCAGTTTGATTACTTTGCTTGGAAAGCATTACAAGAGATGTATTTACTTAAATTACCTAATGGTAAGGTAATTGAGAGACCTCAACACATGTATATGAGGATTGCTTTATGGGTTACAGAATCTTATGAAGAGGCAATGGATTACTACACATCGTTATCAGAACAAAGAATCTCAAAAGCAACCCCAATCATGATTAATTCAGGAACTTTGATTCCTCAATTAGCGTCTTGTGTATTACATTACAACAATTCGGATTCAAGAAATGGGTTATTGGGAACTATGAATGATATATCTACTTATTCATCTGATGCTGCGGGTATTGGTCTTTGTATGTCAAACCAAAGAAGTAAAGAAAGTCGTATTACGACATCAGGTGGATATGCTGGAGGGTTGTTAAAATATCTTAAAATTGTAAATGAATCATTGAGATTCTTTAATCAACAAGGTAGGAGACCTGGTAGTGCCGCTATCTATATTGAACCTTGGCATAAAGATATTTTTGACCTATTGGATATCAAAAAGAACACTGGTAAAGAGGAATTAAGAGCGAGAGATTTGTTTACGGCACTATGGATTCCTGACAATTTTATGAGGGCGGTAAAGAGTAACGAGGATTGGTATTTGTTTTGCCCTAATGATATTC